GACGGCCCGCCACCCTCACCGCCCCCGCCCATCATCCGGTCGGTCCGCCGCGCGTCATAGACCCGCTCACCGCCGCGCATCCTGACCAGCTCGGGACCCGCTTCCCCGACCATCGCCCAACCCGCCGCCGCATTCATCGTCCCGCTGGCATAGCCCGGAACCCCGCCGCCAATGTTCAGCCCGTCGAAGATGTTGCCGAACAGCGACTTCATCGCGCTGTTGATCAGCAGCTGCGCCACCTGTTGCAGCAGCTGTCCGACAGCCTCGCGCAGGGACTGGACGCCGGTCAGCACGTTGGTTGCCGCCGTGGCGAACATGTCGCCGATCCGGCTGCCCAGGTCGCCCACGGTCTTCATCGCGCCCGCCGCGACATCGCCCATCCCGGCGGCGGCCTGCCCAACCAGGTCCTTGCCTTCGTTCATACCCTGCGCCAGACCCTCGGCCACGTTCAGGCCGAACCCGGCAGCGACGCGCGACGGCGAATTGATCCCCAGCACGTTGCGCAGACCCTCGGCCGCACTGGCCCCCAGCGACATCCCGGCGGCTGCTGCACCACTGCGACCGTTAAGGACACCGGCGATCAACCCGTCGCCAAGGGCAGCGCCCGCAGCGGTTCCCTGCCCAAGGGTCAGCGCCTCGGAAATCGCGGTGCCGACATCGCGCGCCACCTGGATCGCGCCCTGCAGCTTGCCGACCAGTTCATCCCACCGCGCGATGATCCAGTCGATGGCCCCGCCGATGCTGGTCTTGATCGTTTCCCACGCTTCGGCGATTCCAGTCTTTATGGTCTCGAATGCGCCGATGATATTGCTGGGAAGATCGAGGAAGCCCTGCTTGACAGCCTCGATCGCGTCCCACGCTGCCTGCTTGAAAATCTCCATCTGCTCGCTAGGAATACCGAGCTTCTCCCCCAACCAGGTGAGAGCGCCGTCGATAAGACCCGTGATCGCTTCGCTTATGGAGTCGATCACCCAACCTGCAACAATGTCCAGATTGTTCCAGATCGTCCCTAGGTCCTCGACGAACTTCTTCCACTCTTCCATCGTGGGCAACAGCTGGTAAATCGCCAAGCCCAGCAGCGCGATTGCGGCGGCCTTAAGTCCGATAGGCGTCAGTAGCAGACCAATCGCCGACCCCAGAAGCCTCAGCGGTGTCATCAGTGTGCCCAGGGCTGAGAAGAAGAACCCCAGCCCGATGATCAGCGGTGCTAGTGTGGCCGTCAGTCCAATGACCCAGCCGATGATCGACTGAACTTCGGGGCTTAGGGTCCGGAACGCCTTGACCGTTTCGATGACCCATTCAGAGATGGACGCCAGACTTGGGGCCAGCGCGGCCGTCACCTGGATCAATAGGCCGTTTATCGCCTGCCCGATGCGGGTCAGGTTGTCGTTGAATTCCTCCGACGACTCGACCATGTCACTGCCGATGACAATGCCCAGGGCATTGGCCTCGGCCGCCATCTCCTGAAGGCCAAGCGTTCCGCTGTTCAGAAGTGGTAGAAGTTGCGCGCCGGACCGCCCGAAGACCTCCATCGCCAGCGCCGTTTTAGCTGGGCCATCCTCCATGGCGGCGAAAGCGCCTGCCAGATCCTGAAACACCGCCTCCGTCGACCGAAGCTTTCCGTCAGTGTCGACGACCGCAACGCCCAGCTTCTCGAACAGGGCGACCTGCGACTTGCCTCCGGCGGACACCCCGGCCATCTTCTTTGAAAGCTGGCTCAGGCCAGTGCCTAGGGTTTCCAGTGACACGTCCGACAGATCGGCGGCATACTTCAGGCGCGACAGTTCTTCGACCGGAAGGCCGAACTTCTGCGCAGCCTTCCCCATATTGTCTGCCGCGTTGATCGTCCGCTGAACCGCCAGCGCCAATCCGGTGCCGATCCCGGCAGTCGCAAGGCCGATGCCTTTCATGGACCGCGCAAGTTTTTGCCCGATGCCCTGCGCTTTCGACGCACCAGCAGCGAACTCAGCCGAGTCGAGGCCAAGGGTGACTCTCAGCGCGCCGACGAGTGTCTTTGCCATTCAGCCCAACTCCGTTTCGGAAGACGGGCCGCATAGGCCCGCAACTGGTCCAGGGCCGCGCGGCCCCGCAACTTGTTTTCGCGCCCGCCGATGAAATCGCGCGGGGACGGCATCTTCTTGGTCCGGGTCAGCGCGGCCGTGTTATAGGCCAGCACCCGGAAGACTTGCGCCTGGGCTTGCGCCCGTTCGCGCGCGCCTTGCATGTGGATCATGTACAGACGCGGCGTCAGGCCCCAGAACGCCACCGGATCAAACCCGGCGGCGATATAGGATTTCAGCAGCGAAAGCAGGTCTACAGACGCCGACCTGCTTTCGCCTTCACGTTTCCCACCGCCCTCACGTCAGCGTCGGGAAGGGCTGCCTTCAGCACGGCGGCGAAGGCTGCCGTATCTTCGGACAGAATTGTGCCAGCATCCCGGATGGTGGCCTCGGGGTGGTGGTGGAGCAGCATGGCATGGCAGACCAGGCGACGGGCCAGCATCGGTTTGCCATTCTGGTCCTCCATGTCCTTCAAAACCTGCTGCGCCGGTTTGCCCGTCATTTCCTCCAGATCGGCCAACGTGTTCATGTCGAAACGAAGCTTCCAGTCCTTGCCACCGGCAGTGGCGCTACCCTCACCCAGCATCTTCGCCATGGTCAGACCGTCCCGTTGATGCGGAACGACGCCTCGGCGGTCTGCACCCCGTTGACCGGGCTGGTGCGGGCGTACCGCTTGCAGAACCCGGCATAGGTTTCCGGCGTGGCCCCATCGGCATTCGACAGGAACTCGACCTGCACAATCTCGCCCGAGGCCTGGATCGCGGTTAGCACCGTGTCGGTGTCGCTGCCCGGAACCCAGTTCAGCGGGATGGTGATCTCGCCGTTGTCGATCAGGCCCGCGATGTATTCCTTGGTCCGGTTCGGGCTGTCCATCGCCGTGACCTCGTGTTCGTCGGCCTCGGCCATGGGCCATTCCACGTCGCCCACATGCTGCAGGGTCGTCCAGGTCGGGCCAGCGCCGACACCCACCCGAATCCGGGTGCCGTAGCCAATCGTTGCTTCTGTCATGTTGCTCTCCAGTTCACGTCAAAATCCATGCTGCGGCGGAATGCGCGCTCTGCCTCGTTCGTCCCGCTTTCACGTCCGCTGCGGGTCGCGGTCAGGAAGATGCCTTCGAAGACGCCGCAGGTGACGGCGCCGCGATAGGCGTCGAGGGCACAGCGGACCTCACGCGCCAGGTACAGCGCCGCCTCATAGGTCAGGGCATAGACATCGACCTGCACCACGGCGCGGGTCAGCCCGTCGCGGCCCTGTTGCGTGTGGCCCTCGGCCCCGGCGACCAGGTTCAGGACGACGCCCGGCAGGTCCACGCCCTGGGGGTGGACGCCCCAGTTGATCTCGGTCGTCGGGGTCAGCGCATGACCCCGCAGTGCCGCGTACTGCAGCAGCTCGCGGAAATCCTCTTCCATGCCTCAGCCCCTTGCCGCCCGCGCGGCCTTGGCCGCCAGCCGCGCCACGACCTTGTCGATCTCGGCCTTCAGCAGCGGCCCCAGCCGGTCGATGACCGCGCTGCCATCCTGTTCGAAGGCGGGCCGCATATAGGGCTGCGGCGTGTCCTTCTTCGATCCGAACTCCATAACGATGGCGCGGGGATACTGCGGCAGACTGCTGGCAGGCCCCATGTGGATGTTCGCGCGCGTTCCCTTCTCGATCCCTTCCAGCCCGCCGCGTCCCGCCTTGGCCCGCGACGACAACCCGATCGAGGTTGACAGGTCGTCCGGCGCCACGGTCTTCGGATCGTTCGGCGCCAGCCGCGCGGCCAGGTCGGCCATGGGCTGCATCGCCTTGGTCCCGGCCCGGCGCAGCGCCCCGCTGTGCGCGCCCTTCGGCAATTCGTTCAGCGCCTTGTTCAACTCCTTAAACCCGGTCAGCCTTACCGTGGTGCGGGCCATGGCGCTACCGATCCGCCCGGGCGCTGGCGGTGATCTCGCGGAACTCGTGGAACCCGATTTCCTTGATTCCGCTGATGTCATACTCGACCCCGGCGCAGACCAGCCGGTCCTTCGCTGTGATCCCGGCGGCAAAGGTCGACCACCGGATACGGAACCGCGCCGTGATGTTGGCCTGCACCTCCGCCGCCCGCAGGCGTTCGCTGTCCGACACGTCGAACTTCGACGCCCAGACCGGGCTGCCGTGGTTGGCGAAGACTTCGGTCTTCGACAATCCGCTGTCGGTCAGCGTGGCCCGGCGGAATTGCACCCGCCGGTCCAGATCGCCCGCTCCGGTCACTGCGCCGCCCGCCTTACGCCGACCGGCCCAGGATCATCACCTGCACCTTGGCGCTGGCACCGCTGGCGTTCGCGATCCGCAGGATGTCGCCGGTGGATGCGACTACCGCCCCGATCCCGGCCGTACCGCTGCCCCAGATCATGAACCCGTCGCCGGGGTTCAGCACGACCTGGTCGCCCGCCGTGCCCCAGAACCCATCGAACGGGTTGGACCCGCCGCCCACGGTGATGACCGTGGTGTTCGCGGTGCCGTCCTCGGCCTGGTTGACGATGGCGATCGCCACCAGCTCGGCGAAGGTCAGGGTATTGCCCAGCCCATCCTCGACGCCCCCCGCCAGATCAAGGTCCAGATTCGTCGCGCTGGCGATGGTTTCTTCCTTGGCATAGACGAGGTCGACCTGACCCGCGCCCGTACCATTGGCCAGCGCCACTGCCTTCTGCAGCAGCGGGGTCCAGCTGGCGTCGCCATCCGTCTGGCCCACTTCGATCCGTGCAAAAATCTTAGCCGAAACCGTCATCGGTTCAGTCCTTCTGTGAATGGGTGGGATGCGGCCCGGTCGTCAGACCAGCGCCACGCGGAACGGGGCGATCAGGGCGCGCACCGGCCCCGGAACGTCGGATGCATCATCTTCGCGGTGCCGGTACCAATGCCCGACCAGCATCAGCGCGGCGACCTTCAGCGGCGGCGGCGCCTCATCCGTGCCAAACACGGCCGTGATGGTGACCGCATCCTCGCGGCCCGACAGCACGGTCGGCACGGCGAAGTCGTCGGCCAGCACCAGATGCCCCGCGCCGCATTGCGTGTAGACCCGGTAGTTCGCCGGATCTACGGTCTGGCTATCCCCCGCCGCGTCCAGATAGGTAACGACTGCCGACTGCACGTCGGGGAACGGCAGCCGCATCGACCGCAGACCGTCGGTCCTGATCGCCCAGGTCTGGGTCAGGATGCAGCGACGAAGCACTCCCTGCCAGCCATCCATCCACGCCACGGCCCCGGCGATGAAGCCCTCGATCAGGGTGTCCTCATCATCGTGGTCGACACGCAGATGCGCCTTCGCCTCGTCCAGGGACAGCAGAGGCTCGGGCGCTTCGATCAGGACCGGGTCAAGCATTACTGCGCGCCGCCCTCTGAAGCCTTGCGGGCTTCTTCCTCGGCCGCCAGCCGCGCAGCGTCTTCCTGCGCTAGGCGGTCGGCCTCCGCTTTCTTCTCCGCCGCTGTCAGCTTCTTGCTCTCCAGAAGGTTCTGCTGACGCGCGTAGTCCTCCAGTCCCTCCGGGCACTCTTCACCGGCAAGGATCGTCACGGGGTAGATCGCGCCAGGCATGACGCAGGTGAAATCGCCAAGCAGCTTTGCCATTTCGTTTCCCTTTCGAACGATGTGGGTCGGTATTGTGAAGGGGGCGCGGTTTCCCGCGCCCCCCCCTGACAACGCCGATCCGGATCGATCAGACCGAGGTGTTCAGCGCCTTCAGCGCCTCCGGGTTCAGCAGACCGCCGCCCACGCGCTTCGTGGTGTAGAAGCTGATGTAGGGCTTGGCGCTGTAGGGGTCGCGCAGCACGCGAACGCCGATCCCGTCGACGATCAGGTAACCCTGGTCGAAGTCGCCGAAGACGATGGACTTCGACGCGGCGGCCAGGTCCGGCATCGCCGCGACCTCGGTCAGAGGATAGCCCATCAGGGTCGGCGGGACGCCCGCTTGCACCGAAGGCTGCCACAGGTACTGGTTCGTGGTGTCCTTCAGCTTCATCACCTCGCGCTGGGTGTTGCGGTTCATGATGAAACGCGCGTTCCCGGTGAAGGCCGAAGGCAGCAGGTGGACCAGATTGTGCAGGCCGTCGGCCGTCACGCCGGTGGCCGCCAGCGAGTTGGTGGTCAGGATCGCGCCGAAGGGGTGCGCCGCAGCGTTTGCACCGCCGGTGATATAGGTCAGAAGACCGTTCGGCCGGTTGTTCGCGCCCGTGCCAGAGATGAAGGCCACGCCCTCCTGGAACGCGAACTCGGTCTGGACTTCGCCAGCGAGCCAGGCTTCCAGATCGACCAGCGCATCATCCAGGATCTGCTGCGACGCAAACGGGTTCGCATAGATCTCGCCCAGGGCGTAGGTCAGCGACCCGAAGGTCGGAGTCGCGGTTTCCGGGCGGGCCGCCGTTTCACCTACCCAGCCCGACACCGTGCCGCGCAGGTTGAACAGCTTCGAGAAGGACCCGGTGCTGATCTGCTGCACCCGTGCGATCTGCCGCATGGGCGACACGATCACAAGCTTGTCGGTGATGGTGCGGTCCCACTCGGTCGGGGCGACGAAGCCACCTTCCGCCGCCGTGCCCTTGTTCAGGCTGGCCTGCACGTCGCCCTTGCGGATGTGCTGTGCGAAGGCCTTGGTGTACTCAGGATCGGCCACGCGCGATTTCTCGCCAGCGCCGCCAGCGGCGATCTTGGCCATCGCGGTGTCGAGGGCACCCTGCAGATCCAGCACGCTGGCGCTGATCTTGTTGACCTCGTCCTTCTTCACGACATCGTCGAACTTGGCATTGATGCCTTTCAGCTGCTCGCTGTGGCTCGACTTGAACGCCTCGAAGGCGGTCTGCAGCTCGGCAAAAACTGCGGTGGGGTTGGCCTCGGCGCGCGCGGCCAGGACGCCGCGAAACGCGGCCTTGTGACGGGTTCCAGACATGGAAGCCTCCTGTTCAGGGTTTCATCGTGGCAATCAGACGCTGCACAGCGTCAGGGTCGAAGCCAGCGCCTGGCATGGCTGTTCCGGCAGCGCCTGGCGTGCCGGCCGCTTCCCTCATCAACCGGCGCCGCTCGGAACGCGGCATACCGGCCTTTGCAAGGCTCGCATCCAGTTTGGCCCGCGCCGACCGTGCGGCACTGGCCTGTTCATCCTCTTGGTCATCGTACTCCGGCGCGTCGAAGGTCGCATCCGCGAAGCCCTTCTCGATCGCCGTGGCCGGCCGCAACCAGGTCTCGTCGGCCATCAGGGCCGCGATTTCCTCCGTCGGCAGACCGGTGCGCGCCGCATAGATATCCGCCATGGCCGCATCGAACTCGGCAAAGGTTTCGGCCGCGTCCCGCATGTCCTGCTGGTTGCCAATGACCATGCCCCAGCTGTTATGCACCATGAGGAAGGTCCCCAGGCCCATCTCGATCTGGTCGCCAGCCATGGCGATGATCGAGGCGGCCGAGGCGGCCAGGCCCATCACCTTCACCGTGACCTCGGCCGGGTGTTCGCGCAGAAGGTTGTAGATCGCCAGGCCCTCGAACATATCGCCGCCCGGGCTGTTGAGGTTCACGGTCACCGCGACCTTGCCGACACTGCGCAGCGCCGCGGCCACCCGCTTTGCGGTCACGCCCTCGCCAGTCCAGAAATCCTGTCCGATGACGTCGTAGATCGAGATCGTCGCGGCCTGATCCGCCTCGACCGCACGCGGCTGATACTTCTCCAGCGCGACTGCAGGCGCGTCAAAGGCATAGGACTGCGGCCGCTGAAACACGGGCGGGGTCGGCAGTTTACGAAGCGACATTCTGGTTTCCTCCTGCGGGCATAAGCCCGAAGCCATCCTTGTGCGGGCCGAGTCCTGACAGGGCCCGGATCTCGTTCGTCTCCATCCATGGGCGATGACCGCCCGCGCCGGACGCCTTGGCAAAGAAGTCGCCCTGATCCTTCAAGGTGCCACGCAGCAGCTCGCGCTCATCGAAGTCAGGCAGTATCTTTCCCCATTCCGCCGGGGTGAGCAGCGAACGAATGATCGCGTCTTCCCAGCACTTGAACCACGGCGCGAGACCGAACCGCACGAACAGGATCGCAAGCTGCTCGATGCCGGACCCCCAGGATGTGTCATCAACGAACAGCAAGGGCCGCGGGACACCGAAGACACGCCCGATCTCTTCAACCTGCGCTGCGCTAGTTTCTGCCAGCTGGGACTGTTCTGCAGTCGCGCCGATGCTTTCAGCCTCCATACCCTCTTCCAGGACGCGCCACTTGCCTGCATTGGCCGTTCCGGCCATGTTCTGCTCCACCTGCGCCTGCAGGTTCTTCTGCGCCTCAAGGCTCAGTTTGCCCTTGTGCTTAAGCCATCCGCCAGAGATCACGCCCTGCTGGAAGATTCTCTCGGCTGCGACCTGGGCTGCCAGCGCCGTGTTGATGATCCCGGCTGCAAGCTCGACTCTGGAAAGTCCTTCCACACCATCCAGGGACAGGGACCGTAGGTGAAACACTTCCTCCTGCTGAAGCGTGAGCTGCGTTGCGTTCTGACGCTGCTGAACCCGGTACGTTAGGGTTCCGTCCCAGTTCTCGACGACCTCGACAGGCCCGGTGATCGGCAGGATCGACGAGACCCGGTTGCCGGTCATCACGATCCGGCCGAAGGCGTTTCCCTTTGCGAGCAGGCGGGCCTGCATCACCTGCTTGAACTCGAACGCCGTCTGGAACGGGTTCGGCCGGTACAGAAACAGATTGTGCAGCGGGTGATCGGTCGCGGGCCGAAGCTCACCCACCGAATCCTTGCGCTGCATGATCAGCGGCAGGCTTCCGATGGCGCCTGAAATCAGGTCGACACAGCGGAGCACAGTGCTGTTTCTGAGCGCCCCCTCAATCGTTACCGACGCCGATCCGCTACGGACATATTCCAGGAACGCCGGGTCGGTGAAGCCGTTGAAAGTCGCGGCCTGTGGTCCCGTCGTGGACACCGCTCTGCGTCGAAAAAGGTCCAGTAGCCCCATCACACCACCAGCAATCCACGGCCTTCATAGACCGATGGCCCCCCTGAAGCTTCCGGGTTCTCCCGCATCCGGATCGCTGCGTTGAACATGGCAAACAGGGCGTCGATCTTTGCCGCACCTGCCAGTTCCTTTTCCACGACGTAGCTCGAACTCTTCAGCCGTTGCTTGGCGTTGCCGACGCACCAGGTCAGCAAGCCCTGCCCGCCATGCACCAGCGTCCCGGCCTCCAGCCGCAGAGGAATGCCGCTGACCGCGGGTTGAAGCTTCCAGCCCTGCTGCGACACGGGAACCACCAGCGGATGCACTAGGCCCCGCGTGTCCAGCGCGTCAATCAAGAGGTCAATACCTGCGGCATCCAGACCGATTCCACCCGTCTCAGGCAGCAAACCGGATTCGAAGACCTGCTGACAAATGCCCGCCGCCTCGGCCGCCTGCGCCTCGCCCGTGGGCACCACAGCAAGGTCGCCGTCCCGTTCAAAGTCCCTCAGCCGGTCGGCGATCTTGGGCCGCGCCTTGAAGACCGAAGGCCGGGCCCAGGCCTTGACCCAGACCTTCCAGCTCTTGTCCGGGAACCGGCCGATCACCGCCAGCGCGGCAAGGTCATCCGCGCCACCCCAGTCCACCCCGATCGTCGCGACCTCAGCCCCGGCCAGGATGTGTTCCAGCGTCACGCCGGGCCGCGCCGCCGCCTGCCAATGCGCCACGCCAGACCAGGAATCGGCGTTGTGCCCCACCCCGATCTCGACGTTGAAGTGCTGCGATGCGGTCAGGGCTACATGGTCCGGCCCGTTATCCTCGGCCTTGGCCAGCTCCTCTTCCAGAAAAGTCTCGTCGACAGACCGCCCCAGGTGAGGGTTCACCATCCCCCAGGTCCGCCTATCCTTCCAGTCGCCGTTGATCTGCATCTCGGCAGGCAGCTCGTACAGCACGGGCAACATCGGTCCGGACTTCTTCCCGTCCCGGATGTCTCGCGCCCGGTGCAGTTCTGACTTGAACACACCGGAAGGCGGGGACTTCGACTGGGTCGTGATTTGCAGCAGGAACCCGGTGTTCTTCGGGTGCGACAACCCGCCCCGGATCTCCACAAACACACCACTCGCTGCGGGCTTGCTGGCGAAGACGTGGGTTTCGTCGATCATCACCATGCTGGCTTTCGACCCGGTGACGTTGTCGGTGTCGGCGGCCTTGATCAGCAACTCGCTGGGAAGATCGTCCCGCAGATACTTCAGCTTCCGTTCGTGGTCGACAGCATGGAACAGCGGTTCCAGCGCCGTGCCATCGTCAAGCACGGTCAGACGGATGATGCCGCGCGCCTGGTCATAGGCCTCCATCGCCGTCTTGATCACGGGCGCAACCATCAGCGCCTTTGCCGCAGGGCGCTCATTGACCAGAAGCGCGGTCAGCATGATCGCCGCAGCGATACTGGTCTTGCCATTCTTCTTGGGGATCATGACGAAGTACTCGCGGATCATCCGCTTGTTCGTCTCCTCATCGAAGGCCCCGAAGATCGCCCGCACCAGGTCGAAGATGAAGTCGGCACAGACCTCGCCATAGGTCGGTGTCCCCGGAATGTCATGCACCCGCATCTGCTTGAACAGCCGCAAGGCCCGGTCGGCCCGCGAGTCGTCCAGCGGCAGCGCAGGAATGATCGACCGGCCGCTGGTGATCCGCTCTGCCCAGTCGGGCACAGCCGTCGACCAGCGGTCGCGGGTGTCGGTCATTGCGTTCATGTCGCCTCAGTGCTTGGTGGCCGCGGGGCCAAAGAGGTCAGGGTTGCCCTTGATCAGCTCCGCCGCATCCGCCTTCTTCGCCGCCTTCTTCCCATCCGCCCGCGGCGCAGGTGGGCGCGGCGCCGCATCACCCGCCCGTTCACCATTGGCGATCCGGCGGCCCTGTTCCATCCGGTCATTCGCCTCGATCATCTGGTTGAAGATCCGAACCGCCGAGGGGTTCCCGGTCATCGCCTTCTCCGCCGCGATCTCCAGGCGGCGGGCGTCCAGTCGGTCCCGCATCGCGTCGCGCTCCTTCAGCTCGGCTCTAAAATACCGCTTCACCGTGGCCGCCGAGGCGTCGATCGCATTTGCAATCCGCTGGATCGCCCAGCCCAAGGCTAGTAACAGCTTGACCCTGTTGCGAATTTCCGGCGTCACCTCAAACGGAGGCCGCCCCTTCTGCCCCTTCCCCGGCCGGACGGGCAGTCCGAAGAGGTCAACCCCCCCCTGAAAATCCCCGTCTCCCAAAAAAAATCCCTCCGTGAGGATTGCGCGGGCGGGGAGGGGGGGAGGGGGGTGGACTTTCGACCCCCCCCCTACCATCCCGCGGCCCGCTCCTCGGCCTGCTTCGCCTTGTCGTGGCAGGCCTTGCACAGGCACTGCAGGTTGTTCTCGTCGAAGAACAGCGACCGGTCACCACGGTGCGGCTTCACATGGTCGGCGATGTAGCCTGACCTGATCACGAGGTAGGGCTTGGCCAGCACCACGCTCAGCCTCTGCTCCTCGGCCATCGCCCGGCAGAACAAGGTCAGATCGCTATGCTCTGCCCCGCACATCGCACAGACAAAGCAGGCCTTCGCCCGCGTGATCAGACTAAGCCGACGCCATTCCGGTTCGTCGTACCACTTGCGCCACTCATGCACCTCGCGGCGCCAGCGGCTGCGGTCGGCCTCGTTCGTGAAGGGCGCAGGCCCGAACCGCGACGGGGGCACCGGACCCAGACGGGTCGAGGGGATGCCCTTCATCCGCGCCATGGGTCCGCCTTGTGATCTGGCCTGTCATCTGGTTGCCGGGAGGGGACTTGAACCCCTGACCTTCAGGTTATGAGCCTGACGAGCTACCATCTGCTCTACCCGGACAAAAGCAAAGCGCCCGCAGGGGGGTTCCCTCGGGCGCTTGTGGTCTCGTTGGCGTCTTGTCTAGGGGGCCGTGATTCGGTTGTCAAATGTTTTTGCGGCCATGGGCCACCACTCACTTACAAGGGTCAGCACATCCGCCGGACTGAACACCATGAAAACCGCATCCTCAATGTCGGAATCGTAGGACATGTACTTGGTCGACGATGTGCTGATCTCGAACTCTTGGCCAGTCTGCAGGCACAGATCCAAGAACTCCATATCGCGCGACCCGTCACCTTCAGGCCAGAGGGGATCGCTTGCCCAGAAACCCCAGAAATCTTCGCTGCCGTAGTTTGTGAAGTCGTGCAAGATCAGAACACCGCCAAACGACCATTTTGGCCCATAGCAGAAGATAGTGCCGCGCACCGCTTCCTTGCGAAACTGCGCCGAAGTCATCAAACGCGCCATCAATCAACGCTCCACCATACTGATCAGCATAAAGCCCGTGCGGCAATGAACCACGGCAATTGGCCACCGCAGCAGATTTCTCGGCACCTCGACACAAAGTCGCTTTATGAAGCCGCGCTCTCGCGGGCCGATCATGCGGGCGGCATCGGCTGCGACGTGGTCGGGCTGTTCCTTGCCGTCGATGACCGTCGTCACCCGCCCATCGCCCCAGAAGACGATGACCATGCCGACTTTCGGATCCTTAAATCTGGCTTCCAGCCGCGCCATCACATCCTCAACTGTCGCCAGGAGCGGTGGGCATTTGTATTCTTCCATAGCCTTCGCGCGACCAAGCATCGCGTCATAACCACTTCCCATCACCCAACCCTCCGCATCTGCCCCATCGTCACCCACGGCTCTGGATCGGGCATAACGCTGGTGATGCTGATCCTGTCCAGAATGCCCCGTCGGCGCAAGTCCATGGCCAGCCAGGCCAGGGCGTCGCACCAGCGGTGATAGGTGGCGCGGGCGCGCCTGATGCTGTCGGCGGTGGCGGTGTAGGTCACGGGGCAGGCCAGCAGGGGGAAGGCGCGCTGGCGGCCGTCGCGGGCTACGACCAGTTCGGTGCCCACCACCTCGGTCGCGGCGTCGCGGCCATACTGGTTCTCGCACTTCCAGGCGCGGGGCACACAGCAGGGGCGCAGATCCTTGCCCCAATCCTCGGCCATTCCGGCGCGGGCCAGTTCGGCGATGCGCAGCGCCATGCGGCGGCCCGCGGGCTGGCCCTCGATCAGCTGCGGCAGATGGGCGACGGCGCTGGCGATGATGTCGGCATCCCGCGCCGGGGCCGACCAGCCGCCGCCGTCGACCTGGCAACCCAGCTGCCCGCGCTGGATCACCGTCCAGAGGGGTGAGACGCCGGGCCGCGCGTTGTCGCCCTTGCCCTCGTCAAAGTCGAGGCTGGCGCGTTCGGTGCCGAAGGCCCATTCCAGCGCGGCCCGGATCGGCATGTCGCGGCGCATGGGGGGCGGCGCGGGGCGGTGCTGGCGCAGGGACACGGGGCGCGGTGCGGGGAAGGTGGCGGCGAAGGTCATGCGTCTTTGCTCCGATCTGCGGCGATGCCCATTGCATCCATCAGCGCAATGATCTGCGGGTCGGTCTGACTACGCGCCCATTCCTCGCTTTCCTCGGCAGTGGCGTCGAACTCACCATTTGCCACCCGGGCAGCAAACCTGTCAGCGCCCATTTTCCGCAGCTCGTGGTGAAGCGCGGTAGGGCCGCAGACGTGAACATCGGCATAGTCATCGAACTCGCCAGTTTGCGCGCGAACGGCCAAGGCTTCGTAAAGGGCAGCGCGGTCCGGCTTGCACTGGGCGGCCACCTTGCGCAGTTCGGCGGCCAGTCGATCCTTTGTGGCAGTCATGGCTTTCCTCTCGACAGTTGCAGTTTCATCAGGGTCAGGCCGGGCAGCAGCAGGCCCTCGGCTTCCAGTTCGGGGCGCTGCTGCACCCGCCAGCGCGGCTTGCGCGAGCCCTTGACCGGGGCGCAGCAGGTGGCGCAGCGGCAGCCTTCCTTGTGGATGTGGGCCTTGCAGACACCCGAGACATTGCCGGGCGACAGGTCCCGTAGGCAGCCGGGGTGGCGGCAGAAGGCGGTCACTGGACGCGCCCCAGCGGGTTCGGCACCGGGACATCCTCGGTGTCGTCCTGCAGGATCTCGGTCAGGAACTCGATCATGTCCCCGGACACGTCGCCCTTGATCTGCGACCCACCGAAGGTTTCGCCATCCTTCTCGCTGGACCAGAGTAGGGCGACGGTCTGCATGACGTGCCCGTCCCGCTTGGCCGCGGCGACCATGGCGCGTTCCAGCACGGCCAGCACCTCTTGCACGGCTGGGTCTAGGCCGACGGGTTCCTCAGATGGGATCGCGCTCATTGCGGCACCTGATCTTGTTTGAGGTTGGAGGCCAGAGACGGCGACAGACCGGCACACTGGCGGGCCTGCGCCTCGGCCCGGGCGCGATCCCAGCCCATGTCCATCAGGGCACGGGTGACGCTGGCCATGGCGTTCCGAACCATGACCTCGGGGGACAGCGGGGCGGTCATGCCGGAACATCCTCAGGCTGGCGCACCGGGCTGTCCGGCCCGATGACCGGGGGCGGGGCGTAGGGGTCGGCAGCGAGGCGCGCCAGATCCTCGACCGCACGGGGGCGGCGGATGCGGTAGCGGATTACGTCCTTGAAGCACATCCACTTGCCAGCCCAAGCCCAGGCGCTGTTGCTCCCGTGGTCGAGCCGGCCGACAGTTCCACGTCTGATCTCACCGTCACGACACATCGCCTCGGAGCTCACACCTCTGGGCAAAGGACACCCCTTCCCGTCATGCTCCACCCACGGCCCCCACTCGAACCCGTCGCTCATGCCGCATCCTCCATCCCTGCCGCCTTGGCCGCGCGGCGGTCGTCGCCCTCGGCCACCAGTTCCGCCACCACCTGCGCATCCTCGTGCCAGCCCTTCAGCCAGCGGTCCTGATCCGGCGACAGCGCCTGTCCCGCCTCGACCGCGCGGCGCAGGGCATCGCGGCGGCGCCGGTTCTCGGCCGCCTCGTCGCGCATCTGGACCATGGAATAGGCCTGCGGCGGCGGGCCGAACCGGCGGCACATCCGCAACAGCTCCACCCCCATGCCGCTGTCATAGCAGCGCCGCCCCATCACCGACCGCAGCACAGAGGCGAAGTAATCCGACCGCCGCACCGGGGGCGGTTGCAGACCGTAGGCCCAGGACAGGATAAGCCCATCGGCGGGGCACTGCGGCACGACGCGGGCGCGGGTCCCGGCGGCTCCGGCAAAGCCCAAGCAGAACTCGGCCAAGCCGCGCAGCTGGGGTTCGTCCATGTAGGACAGCTTGCGCGCCAGCCGGTCAAGGTTGTCGCGGTGCTGCGCCTCGGACACCCGGCGCGGGCGGGCCAGGCCGGACAGCGGTTCGATCAGGATGCGCCGCACCCGCGCCGCCCCGCTTTCGGCTGTGCCCGCCCCTTCGCCTGCCTTCCCTGCTTCATCGCATTGCCCGGCCTCGGCCTGCGCCTCGCCCGTGGTTTTCGCGCCGTCCGCACCAGTAGAGAGTGTACTGTTCTCTGCTTTGCTGTTCTGTTCTGTCCTGTAGGGCAATTTCACCTCCGGGCCATGAAAGAAGACTGCAACGCGGGTGCAATCTTTCAGTGTCTTGCAGTGAAATGACTGAAATCTTTCAGTCGCATTTCACTGAAATCAGTCGTCTTTTCCGCCGGTTATGACCCGGACGGGTGTATATCCCAGAACCACTGTCGCGGCCTGCGTTACGTTCGCCTCGGTGATCCAGAGGCCCGAGGTTTCCAGCCACCGGGCCAGCGCCTCGACCGCATTGGCATCGGCGGCGATGGACTTGCCTCCGCGCAAGGCCGCGAGGTGCTTCTTGACCCGACTCTTGGCCACCGACAGCTGCGACGCCTCGCGCCCGGCGGCCTTTCCGGCCTTGCGGTGATAGGACCGCTGGGCAATGTCGGCGATCACCAGATGACCCAGCCGGAGCACACCCTCGGCTTCATCCTCGCAATGGGTGGGCCGCCAGCCATGCAGGACCCGCTTGCGCACCGCCTGCCAGCCCGCGACATCGGCGCCATAGCCTGCGATCTGCGCCAGCTCCACATCGTCATCGGGCAGGGTTCCTGCAGGATCCTGGCGATAGCACTCCGCCCACAGGATCAGGGCCGTGCCGATGATCGCGCGGCCCGCCTCGCCATCCTTCAGGCAGTAGGCCTTGAACCGGCTGGTGAGGAAGCGGTGGATGTGAAACTCGACCCACTCGTTGGACGACAGCGTCTCGCCGACCTTCAAGGGGTAGGTCCAATGGCCCAGAAGCGCGCCTGTCATGCGGCGACCCCCGTCACGTCCCCGGACTCGCCCTGCGCGGCACGGGCCTTGCGCCGCGCGCCGGACAGGCCCAGCACCTTGATGTCTTCGGACAGGGTCGAGACGTGGATCTTCAGCACCGCCAGCATCTCGGCATCGCTGGCCCCGCGCCGCACCATGGCGGCGACCCATTCCCGGCGGCGGGTCACGGCCTCGCTGACCTTGCCCTTGTTGTGCGCCGCAGCGGGGCGAAGCGAGACCTTGACCCGCGCCGCGATGGAATGCACCGCCTTGACCGTCCTGCCCCAGCGCACCGCGATCTCGGCCGCCACCATCCCCTGCGCCACCAGCTGCGGCAGTTCGGCGATCAGCGCGGCATGGGCCGTCTCGGCGGCATAGCGCGGCACCCGATCCGCATTGCGCAACAGCCGGGCCACGACCAGGCGCGACAGGCCGGTCGCGGCACGGATCGCCTCGACCGTGTCGCCTGCATCGTGGCGCGCGATCACAGCGGCGTTTCGCGCGGCGATCTCGGACCGGCCCGGCATCGGGGTTCGGGCTGCGGCGCGCGCGCGCGCCTCGATCCGGTCGGGCCGGGGCGCAGGTCCGCGGCGTCGCACTTCAAACGGGAAGTCCGGCACGGCGCGGCGGATCAGCTTCCGACACCAGTCGCGGTCAGCAATCCCCAACGCAGCGCGGATCGCAGCCTCATCCGCGCCAGCCGCGACCAAGGCCACGATGCGCGCAGACCGTTCTGCGGCCTGCGCCTCCATCAGGGCGCGGCGACCTTCGATCATGCGCCGCGCCGAACCCACGAACTGTTCCGGGTCCCGCTCCATCTTGCGGCCCATGCGCGACAGCAGGGCATAGACATAATCCTTGCTGATTCCAAGGGCGGCGGCCATTGCAGGCACCCGCGCCCCGGCGTCATGCAGCGCGCACAGCTTCTGCAACCGCTCGGTCTGATCGGCCCGCTCCCGCCGCGCCTTGACCTGTCCCGCCTTGACCCCGGCACGCTGGCGCGCGGCCTTCTGTTCCTTCCAGTCCGGCACGACAAGGGTGTTTTTCGCCTCGTCCCAGACGGGATAGGGCCGCGACGATGCCCCGATGGCAAGACGCTGCACCGCAACCCCCGGCGCGACGCTGGCCCCATAGCGGGCGGCGATCGCGGCGACCAGATCAGGCGGGCAGGGTAGGGATTCGGTTTCAGGCAGCACGGCTCACCTCTTGCGCGATCAGGGCGCGGAACGTGTTGCGGCCCGGCCCGGCACCCCCGGCGCGCTCGATGACCTTGAACGGATCGTGCCGCGCCAGCACCTGCGCCAGAAGGGCGCGATCCCGGCAGCCGCTGTCGCCCACCGCCAAGACCCAGGGCCGGATGATGAAATCGCTGTAGGCCACGGGGCGCTGCAGCGACGGGACGGCGCGCAACGCTCCAAGGCCCGCCGTCACCGCCCAGGCCCGGCCCGCCTCGATCGCGCGCCGGATGAAGACTACGGCATAGACCTGCGCCGGTTTCCGGTCCCGGCTGGAATAGTTCGATGTCATCAGCTTGCAGCCCGCGTCCGACACGGCGGCATCGGCCGCGACAGCCCAACCCTCGCCCGCGGCAAGGGCGGCCTTGAACAGGTTGAAGGCGTTGATCCGCGCGACCCTTCCGTTGATCGCGGCAAAGGCCCGTGCCTGATCCCCGGGGCCGATGTCGGACACCAGCGCCGGGACCTCTTCCAGCCCGCACAGCGCCGCGGCATGGACCCGGTGCTGCCCGTCGATCAGGGCATACAGCGGCCGCCCCGCCGTCGACCCGACAGCCGGTGCCACCATCGCCGCGCCAAACCGCGACCAGTCGAACGCCGCCGCGATCTCGGCGATCAGCTTCCAGTTCTGATCCTGCAACGGGCGCTGATAGCTGTCGTCGATCACCATCTGATCCAGCCGGACCCAGGTCAGCACAGGCAGCGGGCCGGGATTGGCGATGACGGGGTCAAGCCCCTCGGTGCTGATCGGGCGCAGGGTCATGCGGCCGCTCCGAACTTGGTCGTCTGGTTGCCCCAGGCCGCCCAGCCGGGCCGCGCCTCGCGGGCGAACAGTTCCAGGTAAGGCCCGCCGACCAGCGCCTCGACCCTGGCGAAGGTTTCATCGGGCTTTCGGCTGTGTTCCCGGCGCGGCGACTGGATGATCTGGCGCACCCCCTTGTCCAGACGGCGCGGCTTGCCCCTGGTGAACAGCAGACACAGCTCGGACTGCTTGCGGGTCCAGTATCCCATGCCGATGCGGTGCACCGTCTCGGGCGGGAAGAACCCCATCTGGTGCTCTTCGGCAGTGGTCTTGCACCAGACGAAGGCGATGGTCTTGAAGGCAAAGCCCCAGGCACGACCCAGATCCAGCGCCTCGTCCAGATGCGAATCCACGATCCACATGAACAGCGCACAGTCCCGCGCCGCGACGTCGGCCACGGGCATTGCCCGCAACTCTTCTGCGGTCATCGTGCCGTAATGTTCTTCGGCCCCGCGATGCGGGATGGTGCGCTTCTTGCCATAGGTCAGGAACGACCACGGCGGATCGGCAAGGATGCAACCGAAGGGTCCGGACGGCAGCATCACCACACCCCATCCGTCAGATCAGACAGCAGGCGCAGCACAGCTGGTTCGCAGCCGACGTATGCCGCGCGCTGCACCACATCCAGACGGTACGCCCCCCAGCCGCCAGTCTTCTTCCGCTCGATCTCCCAAGGCCGGGTCAGAAGGACCCAGACCAGCGCCTCCAGCTTGTCGATCAGCCCAAGCCAGGCCTGTTCCCGCGGCAGAAGGTAGGGGTCCGGGCCGCAGATCGCCTGCCGCACCCCGGCCTCGAACCCGGCATGCCGCGCCGCCAGTTCAGGCTGGGCGCGCTTCAACGGGCCGGACAGATCGCCCGCGCCGAACTCGCCCACATCGTGGAACACCA